TCCCTATACCTGGTGATAAATTAACTTATGAAGATTTAACTATTACATTTATTGTAGATGAAAACTTAGAGAATTATATTGAAATACATAATTGGTTAACAGGATTAGGATTTCCAAAAGACAGAAGTCAGTTTAGAGAATTTAGAAGTGCTACATCAAATACACCTACAGGTCGTACAGCAAATCAAAGTGATGACATAGGTGATGTAAAAAAATCTACATCAGACAGAGGTATGTTTAGTGACGCAACATTAACTGTACTTACAAATAAAAATAATCCTGTAACAGAAATAAGATTTCAAGATTGTTTTCCAACATCGGTAGGGTCATTAGCTTATAATCAAAATACGAATGATGTTGAATATTTAACAACCGAAGTAACTTTTAAATATAAAATATACGAAATAGTTAAACTATAAATAATTAATCAATATAATGAATAGGAGTGATTATGACTTTAGATGAACTTAAAGCCCAAGTCTCACAAGACTTAAAAATAAATGATGAAAGACTTGATACTGAATCTTTAAAAAACCAAGAACTATACACAAAATATCTAGATACAAAATCTAATTTTGAATTGTTAATGTACAAAGCAAAGAGTGATTATAAAATGTTATACAGAGAGAAGTGGGAATATTATGGTGGAAAAGCAGACGCAAAGATTTATGAAACAAAACCCTTTGACCTAAAGGTACTCAAATCAGACTTATCAGTTTATATCGAATCAGATGAAGAAATTATTACAATAGAAAATAAAATTGTATATCTAGAGACTGTTGTTAAATATCTAGATGGTGTTCTTAAATCCATACAATCAAGAGGTTGGGATATTAAAAATGCGATACAATGGAAATCGTTTGAAGCGGGGATGATGTAATGATACAAGTATTTGATAATTTTATAGAAGACCATGTTGCTCAATTGGTTGATTTACATATGAGAGAGATATCATGGAAGTATGATTACGCATCTGTTGAAGGTGGAAAGAATAAACATTGGCATGTTCTTGGTGGACATGATATAGAAGAATGTAATAAAAATGGATATGAATTTGTTGAACCTTTATGGAATAGTGTAGAAAAAAACTTTACTGGTGAAAATGAAGTAGAAATGGAAAGAGTATATTTTAATGCTCATACTCATGGAATAGAACCTCATGTACATCTAGATGATGGTGACATTACTATGATATACTATCCTAGAATGGATTGGGAAAAAGAAGATGGTGGTGGAACTATGATACAAGAAAAAAATAGTCATCCAACATATCTTCAATACATTGGAAACAGATTAATTGCGTTTACTGCTAGTTTACCACATCAAGGTCAACCTGTAAGTAGAGAGTGTTATAAATTAAGAACTGTAGTAGTATTTAAAACTTCGTTTAAAGATAAAAGTAAATCGGCGTGGTACAATAAACTGAAAAAAGATAAAAAATTAGATATGGATAAAGTGAAAATTGAGCTCAGAGATTAAATCAATGAAAAATTATTACAGATTTATCGGCCACTACAAAAAAATGGTGACGGATTCTCTTTGTGATAATATCATAAATACAGATTTCCAATATTCAAAATCAACTTATTCAACTCATGACGGAATATCACCACATGATGAAAAAGTTAAAATGGATGAAATATGGATTCGTAAAAATGAAAAATTTTATGATGAACTAAAAGATATAGTATCTGATGTAACGGATTTATATTCAGAACAACAGAAAAAAAATGATAGAGTTTTTGTTGCACAGAAAACAACTGATTTTAGATTGAACAAATATGATAAAGGTGGATATATGTCAAGACATTGTGATAATATACATCATAGTCATGGGCAGATGTTTGGATATCCACAGGCATCAGTTTTATTATTCTTAAATGATGATTTTGAAGGTGGTCAATTTATCGTGTCAGAATTACATTTAAATATTCATAAAGGCGATGCATTAATCTTCCCATCAAATTTTATGTTTCCACATGAAGTTAAGAAAGTTACAAAAGGAACACGCTGGAGTGTAGTATCATGGTTGATGTAACAACTCATAAAGTATTTCCAACTATCGTATCAGAATTTAGATTCGATATGAATGAGAATGAGCGTAATACTGTTATTAAAGAACTTAGTCATATAGAAAAAAAGAAAACTGAATCAATTATTCAAACTAAAGATAATTTAAATATAAAGATACCAAAATTTTCTATGGAAATATACAAGTTAGCAAATAAGATATTAAGAGAGACATACAAATACGAATATGATAAAATAGAGATTACAGGTATGTGGGCAAATCAATTAACAACAGGCGAAACACATCCACCACATACTCATTCAAATAATATACTATCTGGTGTATATTATTTACATTCAAGAAATTCAGCACCAATACAATTTTTTGACCCAAGACCACAGGCCAATGTATTACATCCTAATATAAAACATTCTACATTTGAAAATTCAGGGATGTTACAATTTGATTCTGATGAAGGTTTTGGATTAATGTTTCCCGCTTGGTTACAACATTGGGTACCTGAAAATAAAGATTACAGAATTAGTATATCATGGAATATATTATTAAGAGGTGACTATGGACAACCTGGTACATTACAAAATTCACATATCTAAATTTGATGAAGTTTATCTAAAAATAGAATGCGATAACCCTGGTATCTGCTACGAGTTAGTACAGTATTTTACATTCGAAGTACCTGGTCATAGGTTTATGCCAATGTTTCGAAATCACCTATGGGATGGTAAGATAAGATTATTCTCTGATAAAACAGGAAAATTATATGTAGGTCTATTAGATTATGTCAAAGAGTTTTGTGATAGAAATGATATAGGTTATGAGATAGATGATGATGTAGATGATACAAAAGATATAGACATACAGGTTGTAGAAGACTTTATTAAATCACTTAAACCAAAATCAAAAGGTAAAGATTTAATACTTAGAGATTATCAGACAGAAGCAATACACTACGCGTTATCTAAGAATCGTGGTATGTTGATATCACCAACTGCAAGTGGTAAATCATTAATTATATACGCACTTATCAGATATTATAATCTTTTATTGAAAGATAAGAAGATATTGATATTAGTACCAACTACATCACTAGTAGAACAAATGTATTCAGATTTTCTTGACTATGGTTGGGATGATAAATACTTACATAGAATATATCAAGGTCATGATAAAATTACAGATAAACCTGTAGTTATATCAACATGGCAGTCTATCTATAAACTAGATAAAAAATACTTTGAAAATTTTGGATGTGTTATAGGTGATGAAGCTCATCTATTTAAATCTAAATCTTTGACCTCGATTATGACCAAATTGATAAACTGTAAGTATCGTTTTGGATTAACAGGTACACTAGATGGTACACAGACACATAGATTAGTTTTAGAGGGATTATTTGGAAAGGTTGAAAAAGTTACAACCACTAAAGAACTAATTGATAAAGATACACTAGCTGATTTAAAGATTAAATGTATTCTATTAAAACATAAGGAAGAAGACTGTAAAATAGTTAAAGATTTAAAGTATAATGAAGAACTAGATTACATTGTCTCACACAAGGAACGGAATCACTTCATTTCAAGACTTTGTGAGAAGTTGAGTGGTAATACACTATGTTTATATCAATTAGTGGAAAAACATGGTGTTTTACTACACGACCTAATGAAAGACTTTAAAAGGAAAGTATTCTTTATACATGGTGGAACAGACACAGAAACAAGAGAAAATATTAGAGCAATAACGGAGAAAGAAAAAAATGCAATTATTATCGCGTCGTATGGTACATTTAGTACTGGTATTAATATTAGGAACTTACATAATATCGTGTTCGCATCTCCGTCCAAGTCTAGAATACGAGTGTTACAATCACTCGGCCGCGGTTTGCGCAAATCAAATCAAAGTGTATTATATACAACGCTTTTAGATATAGGTGATGATTTTAGTCATAAAGAAAGAAAGAATTTTACTTTAAGTCACTTTTTAGAAAGAATCAACATATACAATGAAGAACAATTTGACTATGAAATTGATACTCTTAAATTATAAATAGTAGAGATAGATAGGATAAGGATATGAATGATAATAACACCAAAATTATAAAATTATCTAATGGTGAGGATATTGTTTGTACTTGTATAGAAAATAAAAACACAGAAGATTCACAAGTTTTACATATATCTCAACCGTTAAGAATGGAAATTCGCAACAAAATAACTCAAAAAGGAGTTGTTGAAGCACTCACTTTATCTCGTTGGTTAAAACCCTTTTCTCAGGCCGATGATTTTCATTTAGCTAAATCTAATATTGTTACAATTACTGACGCATCTTATGCATTAAATAACTATTATAACTTTATGTTAAACGCTCATAAGAATATAGAAGATAAAAATGTACCAGAAGAAGAAAAAACAAGATTAGAGGCAAGATTCGATAGTAGTATACCAGAAGATGAACAAGATATGGCCAATGAAGAAATACAAGCAATGTATGATAGATATGTTAAAAAAGAATCTTCTGATATTAAAGTAGAACAAAAGATTAAAGAACAAAAGATTATGTCTGATGAAGAATTAGATATTCTACCTACATCTAAAACTATTCACTAATCACTACTCTAAGCTAATTATATAACCTCTGGGAGACAAAGCTATTATAATGTTACTAACAAAGTTTGTCAAGGGTTAATTGTAAAAAAATAGCAAAAAATTTTTTTTGTAAAAAATTGAATAAACCTTGACATATTTTGTCTAACCTAGTACCATTATAAGATGTCAAAAAAGAAAAAAACAGTACACTATATTGATAACGTAAAATTCTTACAAGCAATGAAAGAATGGAAAGAATCATATAAGGAAGCTGAAGAAACAGGAGAGCCTACCCCACAAGTTACAAACTACATTGGTGAATGTTTTTTAAAGATTGCAAATGGTTTATCTTACAGACCGAACTTCATTAATTACACATATCGTTCAGAGATGGTATCAGATGGTATAGAAAATTGTTTACAATATATACATAATTTTGACCCCGATAAATCAAATAATCCTTTCGCATATTTTACACAGATAATATATTACGCGTTTTTAAGAAGAATACAAAAAGAAAAGAAACAGACACATATCAAAAATAAGATGATAGAAAAACAACAATATGATTCTTATGATACACTTGATAGTGATGATACATCTTATGATATAAGAGGTTTTGACCCAGATGTAATGTTACCAGATGAAGATGTATATAAAACTAAGAAAAAATTAAAAACTTTATCAATAGATGAGGGTTTAGAAGAATTTATGGAAGATAAAAAAGATGAAGATAGCACTGATTACTGATTCGCATTTTGGAGCGCGCAATGACAATGTAAATTTCAACGAATATTTTTATAAGTTTTATGAAGGTATTTTCTTTCCATATTTACAACAAAACAATATCAAAACATGTATTCATTTAGGTGACTGTTTTGATAGAAGAAAGTATGTATCATATAGAACTGCAAAAGATTTTAGAGAAAGATTTATATTACCATTTCAACATCTAGGAATTGAATTACATATGTTAGTAGGTAATCATGATATCTACTATAAGAATACAAGTCAAATAAATTCACTTACAGAATTATTAGGTAGTAAACATAAAAATATTCATATCTACGAAGACGCAACAGAAGTAAATTTTGATGGGTTACCAATATTATTTGTACCATGGATTAATCAAACAAATGAACTTTATACTGAAGGTATGATATATGAAACACAAGCTGATGTATGTATAGGTCATCTAGAGGTAAATGGTTTTCAAATGAATAAGAATGTTATCGTATCTCGTGGTGGTCATGAAAAAGAATTCTTTAGAAAGTTTGATACAGTTATGAGTGGGCATTTTCATCATAAGTCTGATGATGGTCAAATTTTTTATTTAGGTACACCGTATGAGATTTATTGGAATGATTGGGATGACCAAAAAGGATTTCATATATACGATACTGAAACTAAAACACTAGAAAGAATATTAAATCCATATACTATACATGAGAAGATATACTATGATGATACCAAAGAAAATTATCATGAACACGATACATCAAAATATAGAGATAAATATGTTAAATTAATTGTAGTAAACAAAAAAGATTTATATCAATTTGACCAATTCTTAGATAAGTTATATGCTGCAGATGCATTTGATATAAAAATTGTCGAAGATTTTTCAGACCTTGATGCAAATACAGTATCAGATGATATAGCACAAAATACAGAAGATACGGTAACAATATTGAACAGATATATTGATGATTTAAGTATTGACTTAGACAAAGATAGATTGAAAACACAAATGAAGTCTCTATATACCGAGGCACAAGACTTAGACTTATAATGATAAATTTTGAAAAGATTCGTTGGCGCAACCTGCTTTCAACTGGTAACCAATTTACTGAAATAGAATTGAATCGTAATGATACCACACTTATCATAGGTGAAAATGGTTCTGGTAAATCAACCGTTCTTGATGCGCTATGTTTTGGTCTATTTGGAAAACCATTTCGTATTATCAGCAAATCTCAATTAGTTAATACAGTAAATGCAATGGAAACTGTGGTTGAAGTTGAATTTAGTATCGCGAGTAGAAAATATAAGATAGTTCGTGGTATCAAACCAAATGTATTTGAGATATGGCAGAATGATATCATGTTAAATCAAGAAGCCCATAATCGAGATTATCAAAAGATTCTAGAACAACAAATACTTAAATTAAATTATCGTTCATTTACACAAGTGGTTATTTTAGGTAGTTCAACCTTCGTACCGTTCATGCAATTAAGGGCAAGATTTAGAAGGGAAGTAGTTGAAGATTTATTAGACATTAAGATATTCTCAATGATGAATATGTTATTAAAACAGAGATTAAAAGATTTAGTCACAGAATTACAAGAAGTAGAATATAACTATAAATTATCTGGTGAAAAGATAAG